AAAGTTGGAACATCCCGTAATAAATTGGTATTGGGACACTGTTATTGCTGCACATGTTCTTGACAATCGCCCGCATATTACGGGACTCAAGTTTCAGGCATTCGTGAATTTAGGACAAGAGAATTACAATACTCATATAGAACCATTCCTGCGAGCGGTGAAAGGAAGCAAATTCAATCGAATTAAGGAATTGGATTTGCGGGATTTGTTATTGTATGGGGGACTCGACAGTTATCTTGAATATTGGTTGGCGATGAAACAAATTAAATTGATGCAAATTGAAAATGAAAAAAATCATAAAACTAATAGATTATGAAAATTCTTAGGGTTGGAAATCTTGACGTGCTTCTCGATGACTGGGATTGGTTGTGTCAATGTGGGTATAAATGGAGATTAAAAGATAACGGTACAGGACACAAAAGCGTTGTGCGAACTAAGAGAATAAAAGGCGCTTGTCGTACAATTTATATGCACCGTGAAATAATGGACACTCCCAAGGATATGGAAGTGCACCATAAAAAAATATATGGGGATGCAATAGACAATAGGAAAGAGAACCTCGAAAACCTAACAAAGTCTGAACACTCAATGAAAATCGGAGAGTATTTTGAAACCTATAAACAACAAAGCATACAGATTGTTGCATGACGGCTGTGTTTTTTGAGACTTATAAACAATGAAATATAATTGTGCGTTGCAAGATTGGGTGTGTGAAATATCGTGGATGAAGCAGGGGGTTTTGTTGGCTGCTTTTAGGAATTGCGATACAATGAATTCAAATGGCCCACATAAAGTTTTAATTCGTGGCATAAGAATGTTGACGATAAAAAGTTCTTTTCCTAAAAATAAACTTCCTTCTGGATTTGTATTGCCCCAACCTAATGATATATTGGATGCTTGTAATAATTTTATAAATAAATATTGGGACAGGTTCCCGATGCACTTCGTAACACATTTAATCCATGCTGCTGAAGTTCTTGGATTTCATCATCCTGACCATAATTATAGAGATGTGTGGCGAAGGGTGTACGTGGATATGGTGACATCAATACATTTAATGCCAGAACCTTACGATGTTTTTGATAAGCGTTTATTGGGCGATGTTGATTTTATAAAGAGTAAGTTGTAAATGAAACCTATAAACAACAAAGCATACAGATTGTTGCATGACGGCTGTGTTGCTTTGTCTCAAGTCGAGGCGAACGGCATACGCATAGATGTCGATTATCTTAAAAAGGCAATTGACAATACCGGCGTACGGATTACAGAACTTTCAAACAGCCTCAAGAAATATAAGATTTACAAGATATGGAGAAAAACTTATGGTGTTAAAACGAATCTTGGCAGCCGGGAACAGTTGGGCAAGGTTCTTTTCGATGTAATGAAATATCCCTGCCTTTCACGTACCAAGACGGGTAGGCCGACTGCGGACGAAATAAATCTGAAATCTACCGGCCTGAAGTTTGTCGATGACTATTTGAGAATCGAGAAGCTGAAGAAGGCAAGGAGCACTTATTTGCGGAATATACTGCGAGAAACTGTGGATGGGTTTTTGCATCCTAATTTTCCATTGAATCTTGTGCGTTCATATCGGGGAAGTAGTGACCATCCTAATTTTCAGAATATTCCGATAAAAGATCCTGAAGTCAGTGAACTTGTCAGACGTGCTTTTATCACACGTAAAAATCATCAAATTGTTGAGATTGATTTTAAGGGTGCTGAGATTTGCGTCAGTGCTTGTTATCACAAAGATCCGCGTATGATTAAATATATAGAAAATACAAAGCTTGATATGCACCGTGATATGGCAGCAGAAATTTATATGCTTAAGAAGAGTCAGGTTACATATTGGATGCGTAATGCTGGGAAGAATAAGTTCGTTTTTGCAGAGTTCTATTGTGATTGGTATAAGTCGTGTGCCCCTAATTTGTGGAAGGCAATAGATGAGTTCAATTTGAAGATTGATGGCATTAGCCTATATAAGCATCTTGAGTCAAACGGTATTGTTGAGTTGGGCGCTTGCGATCCGGATAAAGAGCCTGAAGACGGCACATTCGAGAAGCACATTCAGGACATCGAGTACGATTTCTGGAACAAAAGATTCAAAGTATATAATCAGTGGAAAAAAGACTGGTGGCGTGCATATCAAGATATTGGTTATTTTGAGATGTTTACTGGTTTCGTAGTTGCTGGAAGTTTTAATAGAAAACAGGTAGTCAATTATCCAATTCAGGGAACAGCGTTTCACTGCTTGTTGTGGAGCTTAATACGAATACAGAAATTATTGAGAAAGTACAAGATGAAATCGCTGATAGTCGGCCAGATACATGACAGTATAGTTGGTGATATTCATAGAAGGGAGCGAAAAGATTATTTCGATATTGTTAAGCAGGTCATTTATGAAGATTTGCGAAAGCATTGGAATTGGATTATCGTACCTCTGAGAGTTGAGGCTTCTGTTGCTCCCGTCGGGGGCAGTTGGTATGAGAAAAAAGAGGTGGAAATATAATGGAACTGTACAAAAAATATCGACCATCAGAACTTAATGAAATAATCGGTCAGGATGTCGCTGTAAGCACACTTGAATCGGCATTTGGGAAAGTGGACATTCCACACTTCATTCTCTTTACAGGCCCCTCAGGCTGCGGCAAGACCACGCTTGCGAGAATTGTCCGCAGAAAGTTGAGATGCAGCAGGCATGACTTCATCGAGGATGCACCACGCAAGATAGAGGATGTTCGTGCGATTAGACGCAGGATGCACCAAGCTCCTATGAAGGGCAAATGCCGTGTTTGGCTTATTGACGAGTGTCATAAGTTGACTTCTGATGCCCAAGAGGAGTTTTTGAAGATGCTTGAGGATACGCCGAGCCATGTCTATTTTTTGTTTACGACAACCGACCCTGAAAAACTGAAAAAGACTATTCGCAATAGGGCTACGGAGATTGTCGTGAAATCTTTAGATGCTGGATGTTTGTCTAAGCTTCTTAAAAGTGTTTGTAAGGAAGAGCATGTAAAAATAGATGAGGAAGTAATCGAGAAGATTGTTGATAATAGTGATGGTTCTGCCCGCAAAGCGTTGGTCTTTCTTGATAACGTCATACTACTTCCCACTAAAAGGGAGCAATTGAATACGATAGTGATTGTAACTGCTGAGAAGCAGGCATTCGAGATTGTTAGGGCGTTGCTGTATAAGAAAACGAATTGGAAAGAAATGGCGGCGATTCTGAAAGCAACTGAGGGAGAAGAACCTGAACAGGTTCGTTGGTTGGTGCTATCTTGTTGCAAAACTGAAATACTAAAGGCGGGAAAGTTTGCTGGGAGGGCTTTCGTAGTTATAGACGCTTTCAGAGATAATTTTTACGATTCTAAAATGGCCGGCCTTGTCGCTGCTTGTTATGAATGTATTGAAGGTTCACATTAAAATATTTTTGTTTTTAGAGTGATTTTCTACGATAATATAACAAAATGAAAGGATTGATATGGCTTCTGCATTGCCGAAAGAAAAGTATGATTTTGTTGAGAAGCTCCTGAAAAAGTACCCAAAGAAAAGCACACGGGAAATTGCAAGGTCCGCGAAAGTGAATCCTATGACAGTTCTAAGAATTAAAAGGGGTGACATTGATGCCAAAAGATATGAAGTTGGGGAACGGATAAAAGATAAACCTAATTATAAATGTAGTTCAAAACAAAAAGCTTGTGTTGAAAAAGAACTTTGCCGTGATTTCAAAGCAAATACGGGTGTCATTACGGTGAAGTCGTTAAATATAAAAACTGTTGAAGATGCTTTGAAATATGCAAATGTGAATATGTCTGTGTGGGAAGTCGAACGTCATTTGATAAATTCGTGGGAGGTTACGATAGGTGGGCATCATACCGGAACAGATAAGGCTGAAACTTACACCAACTTCCAAGTCAAGATATGGCTGAAACGAATAACTCAAGGAGTTGCTAAAGTTGAAAGGCTGCTTAAGGAGGTAAAAGAGAAATCACCGGTTGTTTCATTGATTAAAAGAAAGAAAATCAATACCAAAAAATTGCATCGTGAGCTTGAAATATCATTGTTTGACATTCATCTTGGACTGAGGTGTTATAAAGAATCGGGGGCAGATTTTGATTATAGTCCCGAATATGCAAGGAAAATAACTTTGAATGTGCTGGATGATTTAATAAGTTTGTCGGACAAATATCTTCCATTTGAGGGAATAATTTTTCCGGTCGGAAATGATTTTTTGCATATAGATAATGTTTATATGACGACAACGCATGGAACACCGCAGCCGGGGACAGAGCCTTGGGGTAGAAATTTGTTGTTTGGTGAGAAACTTGTGTTTGAGATGATTGATGGATTAAAGCAGATCGCCCCGGTTAAGGTTATTGCCTTGCCCGGCAATCACGCGAGGCATACAGAAATTGCCTTGGGCAGGATACTTGCCGCAAGGTATTATAATGATAAGAATGTCGAAGTTGACGCTGAAATAAAGCCCTACAAATTTCACAAGTACGGTGTTAATCTGATTGGCTTCGAGCACGGTCATTCTATTAAACAGCAAGTTCGTTTAGCTGCGTTGATGGCGAATGAGTGCCGCTTGAATGGCTGGCGGGAAGCCCGTTTTTGTGAATGGCATCTTGGCGATCAGCACCGCAAGGGCTCTGGTCGTCCAATGATGTTTGAGGAGCAGGGCGTCAGTGTCGAGTTCCTGCCGGGCTTGGTCGTTCCAAATGAGTGGCACACTATACATAGTTTCAATTGGCAGAAGCGGGCAGGAACAGCGTTCGTTTGGGATAAAACGGCAGGACCAATTGCACGTTTGCAAGTAAATATTGATAATTACCTTGGTGAGGTGATGAAATAAATATTGGTAATATATGAGGAGAAATAAATGTTAATGAAAGCGTTGGTAATTTTGGTATTGGCTTTTGTTCAGAACATCAGTTTTTCGATAGTGTCAAGGAGTAGAAATCGAGGTAATATAAAATATCATATAATTGCCGCTGCGGGTTCAAATAGTATTTGGTTCTTGACGTTCAGGCAATTGGTAAAAGCAGATATGAACTATTTTTTGTTTATTCCTTATTGTATAGGTACAGTGGCGGGTTCTGTTTTTGGTGTGAAAATATCAATGTTTATAGAGAGGCTTTTAGGGGCAAGTGCCGACGGGCATTTGAAATAAGATGATTTGTTTTCTCGATCGCCTACGATGACGCATCAGAGGAATTGTATGGTGACAGGCCAAATGGGACTAAATTTTTGAAAGGATGATATAGAATGTTAAGATTTGAAGATATGAAAGCAGGTCTTTATTATATGGCACACGTATATACTTGTAAAGATGAGAAGGGTAATTTTGTGTCCGATGGAGAAGATGCCAATTTCCAACTTGCGAACTATCGAGCTTCCCGATTATTGATTTTGGGTTACAATATCTATTCTCCGATTTCTCACACACATCCTATTCATCGGGCGTGCCCTGAATTTCTTGCACGGCATGAGCACGAAATATGGTATCATTTAGATATTGCTTTTGTAGAAAATGCTAATTTTGCCGGAATTATTCTTTGTCCGGGCTGGGAAGAATCAAAAGGCTGTCTTTTAGAAAAGAAATGGTTTGAGGAACATAATCTGCCGGTATTATATTATGAAAATTTAATTAAGGAGTGTAAAATTGGAAAATAAAACTAAACAAATACCTGTGAGTCTTGAAAGTTATATGGAACTTTCAGATGCGAATGACAAACACAGCCGTCTGTTAATGCAAATAAAGGGTAAGGAGTATTCAACAGAGGGTGATTTTCTCGAAATGGAGAATCGTCTTGCTGGAATGCTCGGCGATTCTCCGGAATATGTAAGTTTGGTAATGGCCGGCAAGCATATCACATCGCTGGGAATAATTTTAGGTAAGAATGAGGTTGATAAAATTGATTTGGCGAAATGGGATGAGCGTATTCGCGACGCCATAAACCTCCTCAAGATTACGAGTGCTTTCATTCATGCGAAGCAAAATGATTTTTCGTTGCATCTTTCAAAGATAGAAAAAGAAAACAAAACGCTCCGTGATTGTGGAGAATTTCCGAATTTGAAAGGGTTGAAATGAGCACGAAAAAAGAAAAGATGTTGGCCAGAAAAGGTTTGACGGAACCAGAACTTATACTCGACATCGACAAGAATCTGTTGGATGACGAGTGGCTGAATCAACCAAAGCTTTATTATAATTGGGCTTTGCAGCTTGAGGATGCGAGATTGGAACTCGACAACGCAAAGGCGGAGTTCGATGTTGTCCAGTCGGAGATAGATTTGGACATTAGGACGAATCCTGAGGATTATGGAGAGTTGCCGAAAGATGTGGTCGACAAAGGCAAGATTACCGAAAAGATGGTTGCTGCTGTTTTGATAATGCAGAAAGGCTACAAAGAAGCTCAGCAGACAGTATTTGAAGCTAAGCACCGTGTCGGTGTTTTGCAGGCTGCTGTAACTGCTCTTGACCAGCGAAAGAAAGCTTTGGAGAAACTCGTTGACTTGCACGGTCAGAAGTATTTCGCGATACCGAGAGCATCCGAGAATTCAAAAGAGGCAATGTCACAAGTTGAAAAGCACGCAGTACGGAGAAAAGGGAGAAGGAGTCGATAGGAGATATTATGAATCTTGAATGGATTTTACGAATTTTGAGTGTGATTATTGTGCTTCCAATCCTTGTATTTCTCTGCGTGAAATTGGGCACAGTTGGTTATTTCAGGGGAAAGGAGATTGCAAAAAGACAGAACGAATTTGATAGCGTTCAAAATGATGAAATTGAAAATTGAAAAGGAGAACATTCATGTCAAAGAAAAGAAAGAATAGAGAGAAAAGAAAAGCACGCAGCACGGCCGCCGCCGCAAAACGCCGGGCGGAGACACACAAGACGGGCTTTGAGAACACGGCATTTGAAACGCCTGACGACAAGAAACAATTTGTAATAAAGACCGACAAGGCACTGCGACTCGATATAATTCCCTATGAAGTCGGAAAGGGTAATCCATACGCAGATGAGGGTGAGCTTCATTATGAAAGAACATATTACGTCCATCGTGGAATCGGTGTTGATCAGACGTTTTATGTTTGCCTCAATAAGACATGCGGAGAAGCCTGTCCGATTTGTGAGTTTCGTGCGAAACTGATGAAAGATCCTGATGCCGATGAAGACCTCATTCGAGATTTGGCGCCTAAGGAGAGGCAGCTTTTCAACGTCATTGACACAAAAGAAAAGAACAAGGGTGTTCAGATATGGGATATGTCATTTCACTTGTTCGGCAAAAGACTCGATGCGGAAATCAAGAACTCAGATGATGACGATGGTTACGAGAACTTCGCTGAGCTTGAGGGTGGATTTACTTTGAAATGTGGCGTCGAGGAGAAAAGTTTTAGTGGGCGAAGCTTCTACGAAGTTGTGAGCATTAACTTCAAACCGCGTACGGATGACTATGACGAGGATATTCTGTCTGAGGCGACTTGCCTTGATGACATTCTTATCATCAAAGACTATGATGAGTTGAAAGAGATTTTCTTGCAGACAGTCAGTGAAGACGATACTAAAGACGATGACGAAGATGAGAAACCGAAGTCGAAAAAGTTCAGGGCATCTGGAAAATCTAAAAAGGTTGATGATACCGAAGACGATGACGAGGACGAGGACGATGACGACGACGATACCGAAGACGATGACGAGGACGAGGACGAGGACGATGACGACGACGACGACGATACCGACGACGACGACGACGATACCGACGATGACGATGACGATACCGACGATGACGATGACGATACCGACGATGACGATGACGATACCGACGATGACGATGACGATACCGACGACGAGGACAAGAAACCGAAGTCGAAAAAATCTAAAAAAAGCGAAAAATCTGTGAATTCTAAGTCTAAGCCTAAACCTCAATCTAAATTAAAATCCAAGAAGTCAAAAAAAAACGTAAGTAAAAAGAACAGATGTCCGGGCGGTGGAACATTTGGTAAGGACACCGACGAGCTTCCTGAATGTAATGACTGTCCCATTTGGGATGAATGCGACGATGCTAATTGATGAGTGAGTAAGGAGCAGTGGCGTGGTAGCCTGACTGTATCAGGGGCAATCCTGACAATAAGTGATTATTGATGTTGCAGACCGACTGCCTGCTCCTTTTGGAATTATAAGATATGAAAACAAAAGATATTAAAAAAGCATTAAAGCATAGACAACAAAAAGAGCAATTGACATCTAAAGATTTTTTATCAACAGGTTCTACACTTTTGAATCTCGCCTGCACGGGGCATCCAGAGCACGGCTTTG